CTGGCGCGTGTAGGCCGTGGCGCTGTCGGACTTCCGCAGCTCGGCGAACATGCCATCAGGCACCGCGCCGGGCGCGAAGCCCACCGTGCGCCGCAGCCGCTGCCCCGACGCCGTGCTGCCGCCGTCATTGTGCCAGACGACGTTGAACAGGAAGGCGTCCTCGCCCGGCTCGGGATCGCCCCCGCCCGCTTGGGCGGCCGACGCCGAGGCCAGGCCCAGCGCGACGATCAGGGGGGCGACCATGGACTAGAACCGGCCGCGCTTGCCGAATACGGTCACCGTTACGGTGCCGGCCGAGCCGCCGGTCAGGGCCGGCCGAATCCAGACAGTCGCCTCGCTGATCTGCTCGATCACGCCAGGGCTGGTGAAGCTCAGCGCGTTGCCCTGGGGGTCGGTTAGGGTGTGATAGTTGGTGCCGTCCAGCGACCCCTCGATGGTCGTGGTCCCGCCACCATCGTCCGCGCTCTCGATCTGGACCGAGCGGTCGCTGTACTCGGCAAAGCTGATCGGCGTGCCGGTGTCGTCGGTCGCAATCGTCCACTGGTGGGCGAACAGCTCACCAAACTTGGGGTCGGACGCGACGGCAATATTCGTCCCGGGGGTGACGGCCATGGGGCACCTCGCTTGTGTCCAGGCAAGGTGCGGCTAGGAGGGGTGGCCCTCAACGCACAGGCGGGGTATAGTCAGGCCATGGCTGGACCCTCCCCCAACCTTGAAGGCATCGCCCGCCAGCGCGAATATGCAGCGGCCAATGCCGAAATCGAGCGCGCCCGCGTTGCCGATCAAAACCGCCTGGCCGTCCTGCTGCTGCTGGCCGCTGGCGGGGCTGGTGTCTTCGGGCTCCGGTGGATCATCCGCCGCCGGGATACGATCGCAGCCGGGGCCGTGAGCAAGCTGGCGACGGTCGAAGCTACCCGCAGGAAGGCCGCAAAGGCGCTCCAGGGGATGGTCGAGACCGTGAGGTCGGAAGCGGACAAGCGGGGTTAGTCGCGCTTCTCCGGGACATTCAACGCGCCGTTGATGCCCTTTTCCACCTGATCCCACAGCCCCCTTACGTAAAACAAATTCTGGGTCGCGATCATCCGGCGCAGGGCTTTGGAATCGCTCTGCGTCCAATCTCCCGTGGTAGCCGCTCCCGAGACCTGGAGTACCGACCCGATCTTGCCGGCCGTCGGCCCCAAGATGCTGTCCAGGGCGGACCTGGAGGCATAGCGGGACAGGGGCTTGTCCGCCCCGATCAGCCGGTACACGTCCACTCCCCCGCGCGTCATCTTCGACGCCATGGCGTTGCCCTCTTCGAACCAGCCGAGGACGCCCGAGCGGGAAATGCCTTCCTTGATCCAATCCTGCGGCCGGTCGCTTACGGGAGTGCCGGCGGCAAGAGCATTCAACCGGTACGAGATCGCGCCCATGCCGATGGAGAAGATCAGGCCCTGTAAAGCCTGGGCGTCCGCCCGCTGAAGGTTGGCGATCAGCAGGCGTTGGGTAGACGCGGCCATGAAGCTCTTGAACTGGCCGAACACGCTTAGGACAGGATTGGACATCCACAGCGGCTTTTCCTGACCGGGCGTGATGATCGCGATATCGGCCTCTCTGCCTACAGCCCCCTCGAATGCCTGCCGGGCCTGCGTGTTCTTCCACCGCTCGGTATTCGGCAAGTGCGTGCCGTTGACGATCTCGCCCGCACCCTCTGACGAGAACTCGTTCCAAATCCGGGAAGCCAGCCAATCGGGGATGCCCGACTCCGCAAGCTGCGCGATCTGCCTCTTTGTCGCGGTCCCGCCTGCTACTGCTTTCGAGGCCCGCAGGATTTCATTTCCCGCGATGATCGAGGCGTTGATCTTGCCCCAATCGGTCCAGGGAGCAAGGAGGTTGGCCACCATGTACTTGTCGGCCCCCCACTGAAGGCCACGCTCTAGGCGACTCTGCGGCCGGTACAGATCGGTGATATCGCTGATCGCATGGGACCGAGTAGCCAGGGCTACTTCGTTCGCGATGCCCATCGCCCGGTACTGACGGGCCGCCTGCTTCCACTCGTCGCCCCCCTTGGTCAGCGACCGGAGAAACGGCGCCCAGGCTTCGCCCATGACCGTTCCCAGGCCGTAGCGAAAGGTCGTTCCCGCAAGGTCGGAAAGGCTGGTCAAGGCGAAGGAACCGCCCGAGGTCAGGAGGTTCACGTTCTTCGCGATCGCAACAGCCCGGGCAGCCCCTTGCATGATCGCATCGGCGGAGAAGCCATAGACTCCCCTCACCCGATCCCTAATTGCCGCAAGGTCTCGGATCGTCGCATCCCGTTCCTTGCCGATCTTCGCCGCCTGGGCTTCGTTCTTCGCACCCGCCGCCCTCGCAGCAAATTCATCGCTGATCCGGCTGAACACGCTGGTCATCCCGGGATCGCCAAATTTCTCGGTCAGCAGAACATCGGGGACCATCGCCCGGAGGTGCGACTGAACGACCGCTTCCACATCGGTTTCCAGGAAGTCCGCGATCATGTGATCGGGAATAGCAAAACGACGCGCCGCGAGGGGACCGCGCGCCGTCTCGCCTGGGCCTACCTGGCTCGCCCCGGTGGACATTTCGTAGGGCAGCCGACCGTCGGGGGAGCCGATCACCCGGTCGGTAATCTCGTCCGCACGAGCGAGCAATTCACTGTCTGGCAGGGCGCGGTCACTGGCGAGGATGCGCCGGACCGTCCGGTCGATCGTCGCATCGGCCGAAACCAGCCGCTTGGCCGGCGGCTCGGCACCCGCGGCCTTCGCCTTGACCTCCCGCTCCGCCTGATATTTCTCGCGCGCCTTGATCGCGCTCTTGGCCTCGGCCGCAGTCCCGCCTTCCCAAGAGCCGATCTCGGCCTCGATCTTGGACCGCACCTCGTCATGCTGACGGGACGCGATCGCCAGGGCCTCGTCCAGGATCTCGCGGCGCATCTCGTCGCGCGTCAGCCGATCCTCGAGCACCCCCAGCCGCCCGCGGTTCGCCGCCTCGACCCGGGCCGCCTCACCCCCGCGCGCCTCGGCCACGCGCAGCCGTTCCTGCCGGGCATTGCGGGCCTCGATCGCGTTGCCGATCGTCTCGCGGACCTTGGCAATGCTCGCCCGCAGATCGCCCAGGTCCGATTCCGCCGCCGCGCGCCGGCCCGACACGGGGATCGCCTGCCCGGCGGCTTCCATGTCGGCCGCGATCTTGTCCAGATCTTCCAGCGAGACCTTGCCGCCCTCGCCGCGCAGGACTGCAGCAACGTCGCGGACGTTCTTGACCTCGACCCCGGCCCGCGTGAACACCTCGTCGAGCGCCCTGGCGTACTGTGCCGCGTCGATCAGGCTGCGGTCGGCATCCGAGAACCGATCGACCCACCACGACGGCTCCCGGCCGCGCGTCGCTTCCGAAATCCAGTCCAGCACCTCCCGCGCCGTCGGTGCCCCGCCGCCCGGCCCGCCATTGTCCGGGAAATGCTCGGGAAACTCTTCCTGCAGCCGCATCCCGATCTCGTCGAGCGCGCGGCCGCGCTGGTTGATCAGCCCCGGCCGGCGCGCGCCGCCGAGGATCGCCGCCACTTCGCCAGCATCGTCCTTGATGCCACCATCGGCGATCAGCCCCGAAATGAACGACGGCGCCTTGGGCGGCTTGCGGCGACCCACCAGGATCTCGGCCGCCGTGCGCACGTCAGGCGTCAGGACGCTCTTCAATTCCTCGTTTTCGATCGCCCGAAGGTTCGCCTCGGTAACCGGCCGGTCGGCCTGGCGCAGCGCCACGACCTCCCGCTCAAGGGCGTCCAGCCGCGCCACCAGCCCCGGCTCGCGGACCGACTCGCGCATTTCCCCCAGGAACAGCTGCAGCTCGTTGATCTCTTCGGTGATCGACGCCGCCCGCTCTTCGAGGGCATCGGCGCGCTTCTCCGCGCGCGCTACCTCGGACCGCCGCTCCTTCAGCCGGCCGCCCAGCTCCTTGCCGCGCTCTTCCAGCCGCGTCAGCTTGGCCTGGAACTTCTTGATCTGGCTTTCGGTCTCCTGGAGGTTTTCGCTGTAGCCGACCAGCCGGCTCTTGATCCCCGCCTTGGTCGACTGGTCGGCCTTCAGGTAGGAGGTCACCCGTTCCACAAACTGCGGCCGGCGGGCTTTCACGACTTCCTTGTTCCAGACCCGGTGGAAGTAGGACTCCGCCCCCTTTGGGAGACCATCGGCGATCAACCCTGCTTCGATGGCCCGCTTGTGCCAGGGGTCGAACACCCGGCCGCGAATGAACTGCGCCGCCTGGGCGACCTGGGGGATGTCGTGCTGGTCGCGCTGTTGAAGGGCCTTCGACACTTCCGTCTTGAACTCGCTGGGAGACAGGTAGCGGTCGGCCTTGTTGCCCGTCGCGCGCTCGAACTGATCCCGCAACCGGGGCAGACTGATATTCGGATCGGCGAAGCGGTACTCGGCGTAAAGCCGGTCAAGCGTGTCCCCCACGGCTACGCGGGTCGAGTCGATTTCCATCCGGGCCAGGCGGGAAAGAGCCGGGCCTGTGGTGGTCGCTCCCCCGGTAAGGTTTTCCTCAAACCGCAGCGGCGTCTCGGCAAGGTCGGCGGTCGCCCTTCTGGCGGTCACGCTTTCCGACCGGAATAGCCGGGACATCGGGTCGAGCCTGTCCACGACCTTTCCCAGGACCGGCACCTTGTCGAGACCGGACGTGACCGGAACAAGCTGGCGGGTATCGGCAGCGGCCGCACCAGCCGCCTCGGGGATCAGCGGGGGAGCCCCGGCAGCCTGGCGCTCGGGCGTGGCGGGGGCCTGATTGGCATGGGCCGCCATGGCCTTCCGGTCGGCTTCCAGGCTGGTTTCCAGGGCGACCCTGTCGGCAGGCCCCAGGCGGCTGAAGGCTGGCCCCAGGATCGCTCCAAGCAAAGTCGCAGTCCCGACAGCCGCAGCGCTTTCGGCGAACGTGCGGGTCTCCTGCGTGGCCTGGAGGGCTGTTTCGGCCACCCCCGCCTGGACGGCAAACCCCGCTCCAGTGCGAACCGCCTGCCTGCCGAGGTTAGCAGCCCCCCTTGCTCCTAGGGCGATCTCACCCCCGGGGACCAACCACATGATCGGGTCGGCCGCTCCAGCCATCAGTTGGGCGAGCGTTCCGCCCCACCCCGCCGCCTGGAGAACCTTCCGGTCCTCGTCCTCCTGGTCGATGCGACGTTTGATCGACTGCGTTTCCGCCGAGGACTGCGAGGCAAGGAAGTTGTCGGCGTGGTTCTGGAAATACTTGGTCCCGCTGATCTCAGGCAGCGGGTTGTAGTCGGGCTCGGGGGTGAACGTCTCCCTTCGCATCCTGGCGAACAGGTTGACGACCGTGTTGTCCTGCCGGAACGCAGCGTCCACCACGCCGGTAGTATCAACGGGCGGCTGGGGAATAGCCCCTTCGGCCACCCGATAGCCCGGCTCCTGGGGAGGATCGATCCACTCGATCATTGCCCGCCCCGAACCCGCCCCTGGATATAGGCGTTGGTCTGCGCGGCACGAGCTTTCGCGGCTTCGTCGTTCCGCTCGTACATCCGGGTCACGGCCGACTGGCGCTCACGCTCGATCATGAACCGCTCTTCCGCCGCGAGGACCGCCTGCGTCGACCACCGGACCCGCCGGGGAAGGACGTTCGACCTACCGCCCTCGGTAACGATTACCTGGTAGGAGGCGGGCTTGCCTTCCGCGACTTCGCTCTGCGTCGTCCGGTCAGCCACCAGCTCGTAGGTCCAGTTCTGCCGGGATAGCGTGACCCCCGTGTCGCCGCCGATCCCGCCCTCGTTTACCGGCGTGCGCGTGATCATCGGCTTGCCGACCATCTTCTCCAAGCCAGCATCAAGTTCGGCGCGCATCCACGCATGGGAGCCGTCGATCGGGGGGTAGTGCATCTCGGGCCGGTTGAGCATCAACCTGCCGCCGTTCAAGCCGGACGTGCCCCACTTGGTTTTCAGGCGCTCGACCGCCATCTGCTGCGCCTTGTCCTTGTCCATCGTCTGGGCATAGGCGCGGGAGTACAGCACGTCGTAATCGCCCATCAGGGCATTGCGCGTGTTCTCATCCGTCGGGGCCGAGGGAGAGGTGAACGGCAGGATCGACTCGTCGAACGCGGAAGCGATGTCTTCCGGCTTGGTCCGACGGGCTTCCTTCAGCCCCTCGCCTTCCAACGCCTTCTGCCTTGCCATGACCTGGGGATCGAGGGACTTCAATCGCTGTTCGCCGATCTGCTCTGGTGTCGCATACCGAAGCTGCCGCTGCCACGCCTGCAGCGAATCCATCGTGTCATCGCCGAACAGCTTTGCGGTCGTCTCGGGAGCCCTGGCCCACATGCGGTCCAGGAACGACATGGCCGCGCCGTACTTTGCGCCGTCGGTCGACCTTGCCGCCCCCTGAATGGCGGAGCGGATTTCCGGGCTCAAGGCCGGGACAAGCATCTGGTCGGGAACCGAGAACAGGCTGTCCATCGCGGTCCCCGCCACCTTGGGATCGGGCGAGCCAATGGCCCCCGCGAGGGCCTGTCGGTCGACTTCGCGGAACGGGCTTCCGGCCGCTACGCCCTGGTCCTGGGCGACTCCACGGGCGAGGTTCACCCGCTCGGCAACCCCAGCCCTTGCCGAGGCGGGATCGGCGAAGTTCAACGGAGGTGGAGCCTTCGCGCCATTCGACAGCGCATAGTCGACGGGACTCTCCGTGACCTGCTTGACCTTCCGCTGGAACGTCTCGGTCAGGCTCTTCAGCACCTTGTCTTCCTCGACCGACCGGATGCCGTCGGCGTCAAACTCCCGGGTAAGGGCGTCGATGGAAACCTGGCCGGTCTGGACGGACATCCCGCGCATGACTTCGTTGCCGCGCTGCGTCGTGATGGCCGTCGCGACTTCCTGCTTCCACTTCGCATCCCCGGACACTTCCGCCGCGTAGGCGATGGCCGCCAAGTCTTGGGGGTTCACAATCTTCCCGCTTTCGACCACGCCCTTCATGTCGGGCCAGAACTTGCGCATCGACTGCGCGTATTCCTGCCGGGCTGCTTTCGAGACAATCCCCGCCTGGGGGAACTGGCGATCAACCGCCGTCTCGCCGAGCTTCAGGTAGTCGCCGACACTCTTGCCGTTCGCGTCCGCAGGATTTACCTGGCCGCCGCTTTCCAGAAAGGCTTGCGCAGACCCAGGGCCGCCAAGGTGGATCATCGACACGATCCCCCCACGGGTCACGACCGTTCCACCTACCGTCTGGCCGATGAAGCGATCCAATCCCCGGGCGTCGATTTCCTGGCCCGCCTTCTGCACCTGCATCTGCATCACGGCTTCCTGGGCCTGCGGGTTCCCAAGATAATCCTGCAGGGTCTTCACCTGCGGGAAGCCGGGGATATGGAACTCGCCGGTCCATTTGCCCTGGGCGCCCTGGGGCGACTTCGACCACTCCGCGAGGTTCTCGCTCTCCCCCGGCTTGTAGAGCCCGAGGTCGGCCAGCCGAGGAGCGCCGAACTGGTATTTCCCGGCATAGCCGAACTGATTGACCGCCTGCGGATTGCCGCCCGATTCCGCCTGCGCAAGCTGGACCGGAGCGCCCTTGCCCAGGTTCTGCACATAGGCCAGGGCTTCCGCAGGGGGCAGGTTGGCCAGCGGGCCAGTCGCGTTCTTGATCGCGATGGCGCCCTGGAGCTTGGAAAGCGTTCCGAACGCACCCGACCGCTTCAGCCCTTCAGTCACAGACTGGTATCGGGCGACGTCGATATCCTGCCCGGCACTCAGGCCGGCAACCATGTCGGTTGCCTCGGCCACGTACTCGGCGCGATCCTGGCCGTCCATCTGCTTTTGCAAGCGAAGGGACGACACGCCCTTGGTGAACACGGCCTGCTTCTGAGCCGGGCTAAGCGATGAATTAGGATTCTCAAGGACGGACGAACGAAGGTGCTGCGTCGCCGCATCGAATCCCTTCTCCTGGTAAACCTGCAAAGCGGAACGGGTGGCGACCTCCCCATGCGCACGAGAAATCGCGTCGGCGTACAGCTCGTCGCCCTTCTCCTGCGTGAAGATCCCGAGGTTCACCCCAGAGTCGATCACCCCCCGGAATTTCTCGATCTTCGCCTGGCCCTCTTCGGAGTCCAGCGTTCCCGCCATGGCGGCCCCGACAACATCGTCTCCCGAACGGGTGGCAAGCGTGTTGATCCGCTCGGTATTGAGCCGGCGGTCTTCTCTCCGGCGGTCGTTCAGGATTGCGCCGTAGGCCCCATTTCCAGCCCCCCCAAGAGCCTTGGTCAGGCCGGGGAGCGCCCATTTCTCCGCCCCGCCCCGCTTGCTGTCCGTGTAGGCGGACCACTCGGCCTTGAAGCCTTCGGGATTGAGGTGATGCTTGTCCGCGAGTTCGATCCGCTTGGCCGCGATCTCGTTTTCCTGCTCGGCCATGTACCCAGCACGGGCTTCCAGTTCCTCCCGCTTGGCCTCCCGCTGCGCGTCCTCGGCGATCCCAAAGCCTACGCCCGCGAGTTCCCTTCCCGCCCCCGCAACCATCGTCCACTCGCGGGCCGTCGACCACTGATCGGCGTTGATCGTTGGCGTCAGCTTCATCGGCTGGGAAGTGTTTCCCCTCCGCCTGGGAATGGGCAGTCCGGTGCCGGCCATCAGAACCTCGCCGAGGAAGCAGCGCGACCGAGCCCGCTGAGGATCGTCACGGTCGACGCCGTGTTGGCCGCGAACATCGAATACTTGGCTTTCCTGCGCGCCATTCCAGCCTCTTGACCGGAGTTCCAAGCGGAGCGACGCCAGGCATCGGACTCATTCAGGATGCCCGTCCGCTCAATCGATATATCCGTCCGCTCGTCTTCCGAAGCACTCTGCAGGATCGCCGTTCCGGTCGGGGAGTTCAGCCCTACCCCACGTCCAGCACGGATCGCCTGGATCGTCTCAAGCTGGGAAGTCAGCTCTTCCGTCCGACGGGCTTCCGTCTGGTCCGCCCGCGTGCGCTCGATCTGCGCATTGATCTCCTGTTCCTTCCGACGCTGATCGAGCTGCGCGGCCTCGAACCGTGCGGCCGCCGCCTGCTCCCTTCCCGCGCGACGTTGAGCACCCGCCTGGGCGAAGGTGCCCAGCAGGCCGATGCCCATGCCGACCATTTCCATGCCCGACATCAGTAGACCACCGTCGGCTTGATCCCCAGGACCGTAAGCGGAAGGGGGATCGGTTGCGTGATCGTCACCGTCGGCTCGCGCGACCAGCCGAGGAAGGTAAACCGCCTCCATCCCGTCCGAAGAGGGGGAGCGAGCGTCGGGTCTTCATGGACGTAGTAGGCGGAAAGCGTGTGGCCGTTCGCGGCAAAGCGAAGGCTTTCCAGGACGTAGACCTGGGCCTCGCAAATCCGCATCATCTCCCCGGCGCGAGAACCCTTGTCGTCCTGGATTTCCGGCGGAAGCGTCTCGATCACCCGGTCGTAGAAGAGACCAACGACATACGGGCCGGCGGGAACCGGATCGAGGGCGGGGGGATAAAGGCCAAGATAGAGCCCGCCTCGCGTCATCGCGTGCGCCTCGGTCGAGCCGAACCCCGAAGCAGCGGTCGCGAGCGTGTCGTCGATCACCGCTGCGTCAAGCGTGACCGAGTGGTCGAATACCTCCAGGAGAAACACGGTCTCGCCGTCGATCTCGCGCTGGACGCAGGCGTAGAGCTTTCCAGGCAGGGAACAGAACGACTTGTAGAGGCCCTGCGTATCCCAGGGGCGGAAGTTCCTGATATCTTCCTTGTCGACCAGCATCATGATCGCGGCTGTTCCATCGCCATTGCAGAACAGGCCGAACCGCTCATCCCCTCCGCCGAAATTGTCGACGAAGGCCGAGTCTACGATGTCGTTCAGCATGTGGCCGACGAGATACGAAAGCTCCCGCGCATCCCATGCCCGGCGAAGGTCTCCCGTCGGAAACGCCTTGATGACCGTCGAGCCCGACGTGAAGATTACTCCTCCATCGTAATGAGAAGTCCTGACGCGGGAACAGGCCCAGGTGCCGCCGAAATGGTTGAACGCCAGGGAGGAAGGACGGAACGGCGTCGTTTCGCTTTCCGGCACGTAGTAAGGCCCGTCGTTGGTAAAAATAAGCAGCTGTTCCTCGGAATGAATCTGCGAGATCGAGGTGCCGCTCGCGTCCCCGATGGTCTCGTAAAACCCGTCGGTATCCGACCCGTCCCCGACATCGAAATCGAAGATGTCTCCCAAGCTAGACCCAGCTAGGCCGTTCGGCACGGCCGCGCCCCCACCGAACAGAACGCGATTGCGGTGGATTTCGACACAATCCGCATAGCCGTTGACGGGCGAAAAAGCCGCTTCGGTCCAGTCCGAAACCGGGGCGGTCGAAGCGTCGGCGACACTCCCGATGGTCGTCGTGATGTTCGGCCCGATCAATCCCTCGGCCGTGAATTTCGTCAGGTTCTCGATGATCGCGACGATGATCGAGGTTCCGTCTGGAATAGAACAGACGAGACCCCTCGCTCCAGAAGTCTGGCCTTCAACCATATCGTCGACCGCAAACCCGGAGGAACTTGTGACCGTCAAATCCTGAAACGCCCGGAGAGGATCGAGCACCGTCCCGGTCGCTGTGTCCTCATCGGTCACGGCCGTAATCGCGATCTCTCGGTCGAGGATGCGGATATGCGTCCCGACATGCTCGGCAACCCACCAAGGGCCGGAAAGCTCCAGCGTGATCGAGCCCGTCAGAGCCGAGGGCGTGATCGTCACGTCGTCTGGAGCGACCTTGAAATACGGCTGCTTGATCCGGCCCGAGACCGTCGTCGTCCAAGGAATAGGGCTCTGCGACCACGAGGTTGGCGTATCCCTGACGACATGGCACATCATCGCGCGGTGGGTCAGCAGGATCACATTTCCCTGCTGAACCCAATCCATTTCGCGCCAGATATCTCCCGTCCAGGGGGCTCCCGTGATCGACCCGACAAATTCCCCGTCGGGCAGATAGGCGTGCATCGTGCCCCAGCCGAAGGTCAGGACGTACATCGTGTCCTGGTCGTAAACGAACTCGATGCAGCGGAACTCCGTCGAATGACGAGCCAGTTCCAGGGAGCCGGGACGACGACGATCTCCCCCGCCGATCAAAGCTTGGCCATTGCGGAGCGACTTCGCGCCCTTTTCGTACTGGGCGGTGTCGCGGCGCATCCGCACTTCCGGCCCGAGTTCCCCGGCGGAGAAATCGGTCTGCAGAACCTTCCGGCTAGCCACGGTACTGCCACGGCGGCCGGCGATAGTATCCGTAGCCGTTCCGCGCCTCCAGCGTCAGGGAGCGCCGGGGATCGACGGGCGTGGCGAGCTTGCTGTCTTCCGTCTTGCCGATCGCCACCATGTCCCGGGCTTCCGCAGCGCGGGCTTCGGCTTCCTCGTACTGATTGGCGGGAGACCGGAGGAAGATCGCCTCCATCTCCAGCGTGATCGCCATGCTGAACCAGCCGGGCCACTGCGCCTCGGGAACCCTCCAGGTGCCGACAACGATCAGATCAACCGTGTTGTCGTAGTCGCACAGCAGCTTGTCGCCCATGCGCTCGTACTCGACGACCATCCCACTGACTTCCGCCTTGCGGATGTACAGAAGGTCGGCCGGCATCTGGTAGTGATGCAGCCAAGCCGAGTTGGTCAGCGCGCCCAGGTAATTTAGTTGCCGGTAGGTCGAGGCGAACCGCCAGGGGTAGGACGTGAGGGCCGCGACGACGACCTTCTCATAATTCTCATGCGCGACCATGCCCTCGGCGGTCGAGCCTGGGAGTTGAGAGACCGGCTCGAAAGCAGCGCGCGTCAGCGCAGCATTGACGAATTGGAGGTCCATGCGGGCACAATGGTGCCGCAAGAGAAAGCCCCTCAACGCACAGGCGCTGAGGGGCTAGTTTGGCCAGGGAGGTGGCCGGGGTGAGACTTAGGCGGCGATGGCCGTCAGGGTCGGCGGGGCCATGCCCTTGTAGACAAGCACGTAGGGGATTTCCATGTCGCTCGTCACGTCCGACGAGAACACGACCTGGATGCGCGCCTGTTCGGTCACGGTGACAGTCCCAACGGGGATCTTCAGCATGCGGGAAGCCGCCAGCGTGCCCGACAGGGCCGCCTCGGTGCCGGCTTCGCGCCGCCAGTTCGTGCCATCGACCTTTCGGGCGACGGCCGCGATGACCGTGATCGACGTTTCGACCGCCGCGAAGCCCGTGGTGGCCTTCGCGAGATCGAGCCAGACCTCGACATCGACCAGCGGGCAATTCGCCTGCGGCGCGATCGTCAGGATCGGGAACGACGTGCTATCGGTCTGCGCCGAGTCGTCAATGTCGGTCGTGCCCGTCATCACCTGCGGCGTCAGGAACGCCAAGGCGTGACGAAGGGTATCCTCGTTGAAAATGGCCATCATGCCCTCCGACTAGGCGGCCTGCGCCGCGTTCTTGCGAGGCCGACCGCCCTTGTTCTTCGGCGGAGCCTCTGGCGCTGCTTCGTCGACCAACTCCAAAAACCGGCCCGGCGAGACACCAGCCGGGAGGGTTACGACCTCTCCCGGCTGGTTCAGCCTGCCGTTGATGTAGTGCGGCCGCTCGGTCACGCGATATCGCACGATCAGATGCTCTGCGTGCTGTTATCGCTGTACGCGCGCCAGGTGTGGTGCGCGCGGCCCGGGATCAGCCAGGCATTGACCGTGCCGCCATCGAAGTCAGCGGAGTTGGTCGTGTAGCGCAGCCCCAGATAGCGTTCGTAGCTGCCCGGGGGAAGCTGCACGAAGAAGGTGCTGCCAGTCACCAGGGCGGCTTCGAGCTGGGCGTTGATGACCGTCGCGTGGACCGTGGCGGAGGTCGCCAGGTTCGCGGTGCTGTCCGACTCGACCGTCACGGTCAAGGTCGGGGTGCCGTCGGCGTCGGTCAGGCTGGTCAGGCAATGGACCAGCACGCCCAGCCCCTCACCGGCCGCGATGTCGCGGATCGTGTTAGACCCGCCCATCGGGCCGAGGTCGATCACGTTCTCCGAGATCGCGTCCACCGTGATGGCCTGCGCCGAGGAAAACTGAAGCTGTGCGTCGAGACGGGTGCTCATGGATCGTGCCCTTTCAATCTTTCGCGCTGGACCTAGACCACACGCGCTTCGTTCTGGACCAGCGCATCGACGCGGCGGATCGGGATGCCGAGGAAGCTGACAACCGGCTTGCCCGCGACGGTATCGATCGTCAGGTTCACGTTGTCGGTCTTGCGCGCCTGCTTGTGCAGGGCGGCGCTGATCGTGCGATTGCAGTAGATCGACACCTTGCCGGTCGTCGACTGAATCCGGTGGTAAGCCGAGATCATTGCGTCGATCAGGTCGAGCGCGCCCGAATTGGCGACCAGGTTGGAGATGTCGATGTTCGCGATGCGGACCAGGTAGCGCCAGTCCGGCACCGCCATGCCCACCTGCCAGGTGTAGAGGTCCATCAGCGCGCGATAGCGGTTGTTGTCCCCGTCGAAGGCGTCGCCCTCGCCAAGGTCCTGGTGCTGGAGGCCCGCCATCTGCCCCTTCGGGTAGATCATCTTGCAGGAGTTCGCGCCCCAGCCGACAAACCACATCGAGGTGTTGTCCGTCGAGGTGCCGCCGCCGTCGATGATGTTGTCCGCGTTCTCCGCCGAGAGGCTGGAGAAGCGGGGAGAGAGGCCCATGAACTGCTCGGGGTCGGTCGAGACGTTGCCGTAGAACATGGCCGTCGCCATGGCCTGGTTCATCGACTCGATATGCGCCACGTTCTGCGACAGGCGATACGCGGCGGTCATGCCGTTCAGCCGGGCGACGCGAACGTCGATCTGCCCTCGGGCTTCCAGCGAACCGCAGACATCCGTCACCTGGGCCTCGACGCCCTTGCTGGACGGAACGCCCTGGTTGGCCATGCGCCAGTAGGAGTCAGGCAGGCCCGTGCGCTGCGTCGACTGGTGGCCGGTCGGCAGGTTGCCTTCCTCCCAGCCGGCGTCGAGGATGATTTCGTTCTGCTGGGCCAGCAGTTCCGCGATCATGGCCGGGGAGCCATCCGGGTCCATGTTCTTGGTGATGTCCAGCAGCGTGGGAAGCGTGCCAAAGGTCGACATGGTCAGACAGCCTTTCGTTCAGTGCCGGACATTCCCGGCCACATCCGATCCGCCAGCGATTTCTGGGCCGGTTTCGGAGCTTCCGGCAGCGAGCCGCCGCCGGGGATCTGTGTGGTTGCGCCACGGGCGATCAGGGCTTCGAGCGCCTGGAAGGTCGCCGCGTCGGTCGCGACTTCCATCAGCGCCGCCGCGTGGTTCTTGTCCCAGCCGGTGAGGAACGTCTGGACCGCCGCCTTGCGGGCGTCCGCGTTCTCGCCCAGCTTCTTGTGTTCCTCGGCGATCCGGGTCTTCTCGCTCGCGTCCCACTGCTGGTAGGCCGCGTGTTCCGCAATCATCGTCTGCGAAACCAGATCGTCGACCGCTTCCTGCGGGAGCCCCCGGCGAACCGCGAAGTCCAGCAGCACGGGAATCCGAGGGTCTTTCGGATCGATCTTGATCTCGGGCGTGCCTTCGGGAAGCTTGAAGTCCTTCGGCGGCTTGAACTCCAGCTTGTAGCCCGTCGGGTCTTTCGGCAGCCCGGCCTTGGCTTCGTCCGCCGCCTTCTTGAAACCCGAAAGCTCCTGGAAGTCCTTCAGCAGCGCGTCCTGATTGACCTTCCCGCCCGTCGCGTCCCAATACTTCACGTCCAAACCGTCGGGCGGCTTGGGCGCATCGGGGACCGGGGTGTCGCCCTGCGGGGCGGGAGTCGGAACTTGGTCGGTCACGCAGCCTTGCCTTTCTCTCGTGCCTTGAGGCCCGCTTCAACAGCGCCCTCGATTGCGCGCACAAACTGGCTTCTGACGGCCCTGACCCTCAACGCACTTTCCGAAGCCGACGGGTCTTCCGGGGAATCGATCGTCATGTCGCGCAGTTTGCGCAGCAGCTTTTCACCGCTGGCGTTGGAGAAAACGACCGCGCAGAGATCGGCGAACTCCGCGTCGATCTGGGGCATGATCTCGCCCTTGCCTTCACGCGCGGCCTGGCGCTTCGCGGCGAAGGTGTCGAACAGGCTAGCCATTGGGGCCTGCCAGGGAGGCCGGATCGAGCGGCTGTCCACCTCCCGAACTGGCTTCCAGGACGGGCATCAGTTGCTTGATCGCGGCATCGATTTCCGCCTTCCCCCGCATGACCCCGACACCAAGAAGCTCCTGGACCTGGGCGGCGAAGGAGAAGATGTCGACGACGATCGCTCCGATCTGGGGACCGAACTGGCCGACGATGACCTCGACGGCGCGGACGATTCTCAACAATTCCTCCTGCTCCTGCGCACGAAGCAGGGGAGAAATCGGCGTCATCGAGACGAAGCGAGGATCGAGGATCGATGTCTCGATCTGGTTCCCTTCCTCGTCCTGGATCGTCAGGGGCTTCAGGATTCCCCGCTTGGTCAGCAGGAACGCGAACCGCTTGAACAGCCGGTATTGGAGTTCCACCACGAGATTGGTCGCGGGCGTGCCCATGCGGCGCATGCGCTCGGCCGACTCGTCCATCCACTGCGAGGCGGAGGGAGGCGTCTTTCCCCGCTGTTCCGGCCGGTCCTGGAAATGGTTGCGCTTGATCGCCGAGCGAAGCTCGTCGGCCTGCATGAACGCGACATCGAACCGGCCCTTCGACTCGACCGCTTCGGGAGGCTCCGACCCTGGCGCCCGGGGAACCCATGAACCGGGAGGAGGCTTGTTCTCCAGGTTCATCATCCCGTCGTTCACGTAGCTGATCGTCGGGTCCGTCACCTCGTCGAGCTTCATGAGCTGGAGGTAGACGATGTGGTTGAGCGCCATGAAGGACGGAAGAGAGAGATAGGTAGGCCCCACCCCCCATGCCGTCATCGAGTCCGTCGACCAGCGGGCCGTGATGTCCGGCCTGGAACCGTCGCCAAGATAGGTTTGCTTGAACGCCAACCGCTGGTCGATCAGGACGACATAGACGTTCGTCTCGGTCCCGCGATTGCTCCAGTCGCGCCAGCAGCCGTCGATGACTTCGTGTTCCTGGTCGGCCGATCCCCAGGGCTTTTCGTCCGGCATTTTGGCTTCCGGCCAGAGGGTGCGGATGTCCTCGACCCGGCGCTTCTTCTCGCGGAACCAGCCGTCGATGAAGCCGTAGGGGCCACGGGTAATCAGCAGTTCCGTCATCGGGATCGCTTCGCAGTGAAGCGGCTCGGCCAGGGCGATGTCCTGGACCGTCAGCGACATGGTGCTGACCGACAAGTCCAGGTAGGACGCCTGCAGCGCCTGGTGCAGATTCGACCGGCGCATTTCCGCGAAAATCACCCGCTGGGCGACCCCTACCTGTTCGGCCACATCCTTTTCAATCGCCGCGTCCAGCCCCTCGACCGCCCCGAGTTCGATCCAGTCGCTGTTCTGGGGCGTGAAGGTCGCGAGCATTTCAGCCGCGAATTCCTGGATCACGCTCATCAGGATGTCGTCGTAGATATCGTCCAACTGGTCGACCGGATGATCCCGGTCGAAAGGGGTTCTCCAAGGGAGGGCGTAGCGGTAGGCGTCGGAGATACGGCGTTTGTGCCGCTGGAAATCCTGCTTTGCGCGCTGGACCTTCTTCAGGACGGTCGCGACGATTTCCTGTTCAAGCGACTGCGGAGCGCCATCCAGCATTACCCGGCCCCGAGATTCGACTGCCCGCGCGAGGGCGTACCGAACAGGCTACGGGTTCCAAACCGGCGATTGCGGGTCCGGGTGGCCTGCGAGAGTTCTTCCTGCTTCGACCGGATGCGATCCTGCTCGGCTCGACGTTGCTCTTCCTCGCGACGTTGAGCGATCGAGGGATCTTCCGGGGGCGGCTGGTAGACCGGGGCATCGCCCCCGCCACCGCCGCCAAAAAGTCCACTGAACAATCCGCTCACGCCTGTCCTCCAGGTTACGGGGCGGAAGATGGGCGCTAGGCGGAAGGCTCCTCAACGCACAGGGACGCCTCCTCCCCTCCCTGGCGAAGGAGATCGCGGTATAGCTGGTAGGGAGTAAGCGCCAGGCTGTGGATGCCCAGGAGCGATTTGACCGCCCCGACGCAGTACCAGGTCGCGGGCGAGAACTTCCGGTCGTACCTTCCTTTGAAGCGCACGACCTTGCTGGACTGAAGGAGAACCCCGAAGGGGCCGGACCACTCGTCTTCCGTCATCAATCGGATGGACGTCCCTGGTCTGGCGGGGTCGAAGTAAATCCAGTGCCTCCGGTCGGCGTACCACGAGGCGCAACAAATATGCTTGAAGCCCGGCTTGAAGAATTTCGACCACCAGTAAGACCCCGGGGGCTCGCAGAAGAACACGAGCCACAATCTCCTGGGAGGCTCGTTAGCGGCCACGCAAGGCCGTCCGCTTGGCATACGGGTGATAGGCTCCCTTCGTCGGGGCGAGGACTTGCGCCGGCCCGGCAGAACCCGTCAGCAGCATCATCCCCTCCCCTCCCCCGAGGAGTCCGTACCCGAACGCATCCGCAGGGTCGGAATACTCGTCCTTCTCCGGTTCGTTCGAGTAATGCTCGCCAGCCGTCTTCATCCGCCGGTAATGCCACCCCCCATCGAGAGACGCGATCAGGGTCGAGCAAGCGGGAGAGACAAGAAGCGATGGCTTGCCCTCGGACATCCGGGTCAGCACCGCTTCAATCGATTGAAGCCTGACCGTGAACAGGATATTCGGAGCCGGGTAGATCGGAAGGCGCTGCGCCCGGAAAATCTGGAACGGCGTCTGTTCGTCGTTCTGGCCCTTGAAATCCCCGGAGGGGTCGCCCCAGAGCCGGAAGGGCTGCCCGGGGAATTTCTGCGCCAACTCGTTTCGCAGGAGAGGCGCGAATTTCGACGCCCCCATGTCGCGAGCGATCAACTCGTGCAGGACATACCAGGTGCCCCGAATATTCTGCATGAAGATCGCGCAAGGCCGACGACCGAAATCGCACCCGACGATCAAGGGGACGCCCGGGACCGCCTCGATCGGCTTCTTCGCGACGTGCACTGCCCGGTTGAAATCGGGAACAACCGGCTTCCCATCCCTCCGGGGGGACACCCGGTTCATCACGTTCGCGTCGATCCAGCTCTTGGTCTTCCCCTGGATGACGTTCGTATAATAATTCGCAGGGAGATATTTCAGGTTCTCCGCGTGAGGGTTGGGATCGTAGCGCGACACCCCGCCCTCGCTGTCCTTGATCTCGATCAGCCCCGCCGGCTGGACCCAGAACTCCCAGGTTGGAGGCTTCCGATGCGACTGCCGCTGCTCCTCGGTAAACCAGTCGGGCATCGCCACGTCCTGGCGCATGATCGGCACCCAATGCGTCTCGTCCGGCGCATTCATATCCGCGATCACTTCCGGATGTACCGCCCCGCCATCGATCGCCCGGGGAAATCTCCCGACGCGCGAAACCGCCTCGTCGAACAAAAGCCGAGGCATGAACTGCAACTCGTTGAAGTAACACATGGTCGTTTCAAGCGACCGGAAATACGCCGCCTCCGCCTCGCCCTCCAGGGCAACGAAGTGAACGTCCAACTCTACGTCCGCCACCCTGATCTCGTGGAACATCGGCTTCGACCAGTAGAACTTGCCGAACTCATGCTCCGGCCACCACTCCAGCCACGACTTGATCGTCGTGTCCTCCAGCTTGGAGTACGTTTCCCGGAATACGTGGACCCGACAGCGCCGCTTACCATCAGCCTGCTTCTTCTGCGCCAGCGCCTTCATCCAAATCTTCATCATCGAGCCGAGCGTCTTGCCCGACCCGATCGGTCCCTGGATGATATTCACCGGGGCGGTCGACGACATATACCGATCAAGGATGTCGCCGTCGGGCTGGAACTCCTTCATGCTACCCCGTCGAAAACAGACCGCCGGCGAACAACCGGCGCGACATCCGAAGCCAGCGCGATCCTCGGCACCCCGGGCCACCCCTCATGCGCCAGCACAACCCGCTCGCCCCGCACCTCGATAACCGAGTAGACCCCACCCGCGTACCGCACGAGCGTCCCCACCGCGATCATTCCGGCGCATCCTCAGCCGGGGCCTCCTCCTCAACCACAGGCTCCTCTACAGGCGCATCCCGGGCCTGCTCCCGCACAAACGCAGCCCGATCCGCAACTCGCTGTACCCGCTGCCTGCGCGCCCGCACCAATGCCGACGGCGATGTCGTGCCCATATCAGCGACCTCCAGAAAAAAACTGCGCATGCCCAAAACCAGGGCGGGGACATCCTTGCGGGGAGAAGGGCCGTGCCACTACGATCGCCCGTTTTTGCCCCACGGTGGGGCGCGACGCATCGCCTGGCAGATCGAGGCCGGGTGGGGTCGTCAGCCATGCCCTAGGCGCATCGTTAACCCTGCGATGCATAAGAGTTATTATGGAAAGCCAGCGCTGCTTATCGCGTGATATCAATGCGTTGTAAGCCATAGCCCGCTACTCGCCTGCCTCGGTTGTCCCGCCAGCGACAGGCAGGGCATCTGTACCGGGCGTTATGTCTATCGCACCATCACCTGGCGCTGCGTCTGGCGCATGCCTGAGCTTCACCACATAGCCTGGCGTTACGTTCACGTTGACCTGCACACCGTGGTTGTTGCTGGGCGGGGCGAAGCCGGCTATCGCACTGATATGCTTGGCAATGTCGGCTTGTACATGCTCTGACTTGGCGTCCAGCAGGCGGATCAGCGTGCCCACTGCTGGCAGCTGTGCCTTATCGATGGCCTGGCGTGCTTTGAGAGCGATAAACACCCGCCCAGCAGGTTTATTGATCCACCTGTTTAGATGCTCTGGGCTAATGCCTGCGGCTTGTGCTGCGGCTTTCTGCGTCTTGGCATCCCCTGACAACAGCAGGTCAAGCGCATGACTTACCTTGGCTGGCGCACGGGGTTTCTTGCGCAGGTCGGGTGGGATTTGGTCGGGATCGC